TCGTTTTCATCCACCACCACGGTCATGGGCTTTCCGTCTATGGTGTGGGTGTCCGCGAACTCCTGGCCATTCAGAAACACGGCGGAAATGTCAGACGCCACCAGGTCCTTGAAGCCAGGGGCGCCCATCAGCGGGCGCCCCCTGTTTCATTTGCGGGGGCCTGAACGGTGGTTGCCGCGATCAGCTCCGCCCGTTCCTTGTTGTTCTTTGCGCCGGAAATATCCACGCCTATCTGGTCGGCCAGCTTTTCCAGATCGGCCTTTCTCATGGTGGCCAGCTGGTCAGGGTCCAGGTGCCCCTCCACCATTCCCGCCTCCTGGCCGTTTTCCTGGGCCTCCTGGCCCCCGTTCCGGTTCTGGCTATCCTGGGNCTCCTGTCGGCTTTCCTCGGCCTCCTGACCATCCCAGGCGGCGCTCTTGGCGTTCAGCCATGCGGTGACCATCTTCTGGTCGTTGGCGGGGAGGGTGTCCCCTTTGTCGTACATCCTCCCCAGGTAAAGCACGGGGCGCTTGGCGATCAGCTTTTTCATGCCTCCCGCCCTCCTTATGTCCGCTCGGTGGCTTTCAGCGTTCCGCCGGTGGCCACGGTAATGTCGTACACCTTTCCGTCCTCGCCTTTCAGGGCCAGGCTGTTGTGGACCGCCGGGGCGCCGTCCGGGTCCCCGATGTTCACCAGCACGGTGGCGTCGCTGGCCTCTGCGGTAGCGGCGGCATATCCGGCGGGGACATTGCCCTTTTCGGTGGCGGTGATTTCGTCCGCCGTGGCGTCATAATACACCGGGGCGCCCATGGTGATTTTCTCGGAGGCTTTCTTGTCCATGATGTACACGCCGGTGACATGCAGGGCGCCGGTTGCGCCCTCCGCAATGTCATTCCCGGCCACGCCGATCCGATTTCCCAGGCTCACCACCTGGCCGTTGGTCACGGCCTCGGTGGCGGTGTAGTCCAGGGTTTCGCCTCTCTGCCAGTATCTTGCGTTCATTTCTCTGTACCTCCTTACTCGGCAATAGCTACGCCGTTATTGCGGACAATGCCCCGGTAGTCCATGACGGTGATACCCCAGTCCAACCAAATGTCCCACACAAAGCCCAGGTAACCGGCCTTTTCGCTCCGGCGGAAACTGGGGGTTTCCATGCCGTTCAGGTAGTCCACCTGTACGCTCTTGGCCGTGGTCTTATCGCCCACGATGTACCAGGGCACCGCGCTGGATCCGGCCAGGGCGTTGATCGCGCCCTCCTCCACCACCTGGAGCTGGGTCCGGTACTTGTAAAGCGCGTTTGCGGTGTGGCTGCCAATGCCCTCCACATCCACCTGTGCGGTTTCAAGCAGCTGGGACATAAGGAAACCGTACCCCACGGGCACCAGGATGTACTTGGGCTGTACCATAATGCTTTCCTCGAAAGGATCCGTCTGGCGCAGCAGCTTCATCATCATTTTCTGGACGCTCTCAATGGTGGGGGCGGTGCCGGTGGCGATCAGGTTCTTGTGTGCGTCGGCTTCAAACAGGGTCACACCGTCATATACGGCGGGGTTCTTCACGATGACCTCATACACCTGCTTGTTGATCTTCCGCTTTGCCACGCGGGCGTACTGGCCCGGCATTTCGGACAAAAAGCCAATATCATCATTGATGAACGCCTCACGGGTCATGGTGAACTGGGTCCCGTAGGTGTCCAGCTTGCGCAGGGGGTTCATGCTGGTGTCCAGGGTGCTGTGCTTCAGCTCTCCGCCCTCGGTCACCTTGTCGAACTGGCCGCCGCCGATGGTGTATTCATGGGCCTTGCTGGGCTTGAAGTCCGGCAGGCTGCCCTTGCTGGTCCACAGGTCATAGGTGGTGGGCACAAGCTGGTACTGGTGTACAATGGATTTCTGGATAGCCTGATCCAGAATAGCGGGAAAAGAGGCCGTGGGGGAAAGGAACTGGCGCACCGCCATGTCCCACAGGTCGTTCTTGCCCATGCGCAGCAGGGAGGTGGTGGACCCCTCGCCGCTCCGGGCCATGCACTCGATCATGAGATCCCGCACAGACATGCCGCGCAGGCTGTCCGCTTCTCTGGCCGGATTGCTCACAGGGACGCCGGCACGCAGCAACAGGGCGTCCACCGCCGCGTTGCGGAACTCATCGCCCTGGCCGTCATCGGTCCGGGTGCCCACGGGGCCACCGTGGGAGATCATGAACTCCACCGCCGCCTGGCGCACCTGGTCCATGGTCTGGCCGCCGCGGATGTACTCCGCCGGATCCATGCCCACCTGCCGGCACAGGGCCACAATGTCGCTGTTGCGCTGGCGTTCTGCCTGCACCGCCGCCTGTCGGGTTGCGTCGTTTCCGCCGTCCTGGCCCTCTGCGCCGGCAGGCTCACCGGCTCCGCGGTTGCCCTCCGCAGGGGGTTCTCCGCCGCCCTGGTGGCCGTCCTGGCCTCCCGCGTTCCGGGTGGCGTCAATCTTTCCCTGGAGCTGGTCAAACTCCGCCTGCTCCTCGCGGGTCAGGCCCCGGCCCTCGTTCCGGGCGCCGGCCACAATCGCCTGCTGTCTGGCGATCATTTCCTGAATGGTCATTACTCTTTACCTCCTAAAAGTATTTTGATTGATTTGGATCTGCCGCTCGTATGCGGACAGGTCCGGTGTGTCTGCGCTTTCACTGGATCGGCCCACGCCCACGGTGGCGTCCGCCGGCACAGAAACAACGGAGATTTCCATGGGCGTCCAACGCCTGGCGATACTGCATGGTCCGGTAAATCGTCCGTCTGCCGATGTAGCCCCGGCCCGGACTTCCTCCCAGCTGTCCACTCTGTACCGCACCGATGTGGTTTTCAGGGTCCCGCTCTGCACCTTGCTGAAAATCTTTTCCGCGTCCGCGTCGGTATCAAATTCCACCTCTGCCATGCCGCGGTTGTTTTCCACCCAGGCGCGGACCACGCGGCCCACCACCCTGTCCACATCATGGTTGAAAAGCAGGACACCCACGCTGTTCAGGCGCCCCAGGTCTACGGCACCCTCCGCATGGTCCAGGATCTCCATGCCGAAATAGCGGCGGTATGGCGTTTCGCTGGAGAAACTAACTGTTCTCCGGCGGCTGTCCTGCCCCTCCTCCTGTCGGATCAGGATTTCCCCCATGCTCCTGGTTCCCCGGCTCTTGTCCCTGGGTTCCGGCGTTCTGCTGTGCTGCTGCTCCTTGGCCATAAATTACACCTCCCATCTCAATGCCGGCTTTACGGCCATATTTCAGGACCTCGGCCATTTCGTCCACGGCCTCTTTCCAGTCCTTGCCCTGTTCGGCTGCGACATCCTGGAATGTCTTTTGGCCCGTTGCCAGGGCGGTTTTGGTGGCGGTGGTTTCCTTGGCCGGGTCGATCCATTTTTTCGGTGCCTGCACCCATTTGTGCGCCAGGTAATCCGCCTTTTTATCCCAAAATCCGGGCGGATTGATCAGCCCGGTGAGATAACAGGAAATAACAAAAGTTTCGTAGATCTCGCTCATGATCTCGGTCAGCAGCTCGATCTCCGCCGCGAATGTGGCTTCATCCTCATTCGCTCCCTGCCGTGCGCTGGAATAATTGCTTTCCGACATATCCCGGCTGGTGGCCTCGTAGCTCATGCCCTGGCCGGCTCCGATCAGACGCCATTGCATTTTCAGGAATTGGGAGGCGTCCGATCCCGCGCTTTTCGGCTCCACAGTTTCGATACTGTCCCCCACATTCATTTCCTTGATCATGCCGGGGGTCAGGCTCTTGCCCTCGTAGGTCACCCGGTCCCCGCCGGCCACCACGCCGCCGCGGCCAAACCCGCCCGTTGGCGTTGATCGCTTGATGAACACGGCCAGGCAGGCCGCGATCCGCTCCTTGACGGAAACGGCGGTGATAAATTCGTTTGTGTCCCGTACCCGCGTAATGGTGGGGGACAGGTCCGAAACCTCACGCAGCTGGCTGGGGCGGTGCTTGGTCCAGTATGGGATCACATGCTTGGCCTCGATGTACACCGGGGTGGTCAGCTTCCAGCCCTCCACATCGTACTGCTGGATGAAATAGCCCACCGCCCGGCGGGCCGGGTCGTACTCGATCCCACCCACCACGGTGTTGCCCTTGTGCCTGGGGATGGAGGCGGTGGTGTCCAGTTCGTCCACCTCGATCATTTGGAGCTTGAACGGCACCAGGCCGCCCCTCGTGTATCGCTTGATGAACAGGATCCCGCCGTCCACCTGCTTCCGCGTTACGGCCATGCGCATGATCTGGTTGAAAGACTGGGACGCGGTTATGTCGCAGTTTTCCTTGCGGCACCATTGCTTCCACAGCTTGTCCAGCTGGTCGTTTAGCAGCTCGCTTTCCGTCTTTGCCTGGAGCTTATAGCCTTTCCCGATCACATTCCGCCGAAAAGCGTGGATCACAGACTGGGCAATGTCGCTGTTGCGTTCCAGGTCGCGGGCGCGGGCGCGGATCACATCCCGGCTGTAACGGTCTGTTAATTCCGCGCTTTCGTTGAAAACCCGCCACCCGGCATTTAGGCGCCCATGGCTGGCCGCGTCATATCCCCGCAGCTCCTCCAGGGCTTGCCGCCATGCCTCCCGCCGGTAGCCCCTTTCCGGCGAAATTGCGGTGATGATGTTGTCCAAAAATCCCATGCGGCACGGTCACCTCCCGTCAAAGTAGGCCACAAAGGTCCGATCCAGCAGGTGGGAGGGGGTCCCCGCCGCCACCTGGGCCTCCAGATCATCCCGCATGGCTTTCAGCATGGACAGGTCCGCCCGCGTCAGGGACCGGCTGCCGATCTTGTAGGACTGGCCGCCCACCAGCACCGCCGCAATGGCCTTATTGACCTGCTCCAGCAGTTCCGCCGGCTTCATTTGTGTGCTTTCCATTTCGTCCTCCCGTTTTTATACCCAGCTCTCATTTTGCCGGATCCAGTTTTCCTCCGGGGTCGGTGCAGGCTCCGGCTTTGGCTTCTTTGGCTTTTCCGGCTCCTGGCTTTGCAGGTATAGGGACCGGACGCCCTGCATGTCCGCCGCCGCCGCGGCGTACACCTCACAGTCCAGATAGTGGTTGTCTGCGTGGGTGGTTTTCGGCACCCATTTCTGCACCACTTTTCCGTTGGCCCGCTCGGTCACTTTATGCTCTGCGGTGACCTGCTCCGCATATTCCAGATCGCAGTCCTTGTAGACCATCCAGGATCCGCTTCCGTTTGGCTTCCTCATGCGGGCGGCGATCATGTCCTTGTACTTCCCGCCGTCCACCAGCACCAGGTCCATGCCGTAGGCATTGCTGCCGGCCTTGTTGACTTTTGACAGGCGATAGTGGGACAGCATGGTGGGTACGCCCTTGCACGGCAGCACCCAGTCCGCATTTAGGGCGCAGAACTCGTAGACCTCCTCGGTCTGGTCGCCGCT